GTAGAACCTGGTGTTTGTCCAATAGAACCCATAATAATGGGTTTTTGTCTATCATTGTCTATGTAAAATCCTGTTACCCAACATCCTTTTACTAATTGTGGATGACCACCGCCAATATTACCTGGCATAAATGGCACAGTCACTGGCATCATCACGGTAGCCCAAGGCAAGTCCTTTGTATCAAGAATCGTCCTAGATTTAGGATGATCTCCTACAATTCTTACCTTATAACGGTATCCGCCTTTGTTGTTTTCTTCATCGCTGGCGGTTCCTTCTACCTGACCTACCCACCAAGAGAATCCGTCATTACCGATTCTCTGAGTTGGCATCAGTCTTGATAATGCATCATCCATATTAGTCTTCGTAGATTAGACACTCTGGTTCATCTGGGTGTTGATCACAAAAAAGTTCAATGCAGTTAGGATCGTGGTGATCTCCTGCTTCAATCTCTTTTTTATGATGCTCTGCGTATTCTTCCAACTCATGCAGTTCAACCTCAATGTGGCGACGCATTTGTGGATTAGTTGTAGGATCTTGAAGGATCTCTTTATCTTTTGCTATGTGTTGTTCAATGCTTTCCATAGGTAGTTACCTCCTGATTTATTTATTGCCGTGATTGGAAGGGACATCAGTCATTCCGTAAGAGTCCCTAAACAATCTTAGCGTGGTTTTTAATGTTCCTGTAGATCCTTCCATAAAATTATAGGACTGTGTTGTTTCCTTGACAAGATAAACACCACTACTTTCTTCATCTAATGGCTGTTTATTCTTAAAGGCATCCGATATTTTACTTTGTAAATGGATGGTAATTTTATCTCCAGCACAAATGTCGGGATTACCAGGAATTTGAATTGCTGCTTCTTGATTCTTTAAAAGATCAGATCTGACAGTTGATTGTGCAGAATAAAACTTCTGCCAATCTGCAAATTTTGTTGGATCCTCAGCTTGAGGATCTTCGGGATTTGCAATGCCAGGATCATTATACCATGATTCATGGTCTAATACCATAGACATAATTCTAGTAGGAAAATCTGACAGTTCTACTTGATTTGCAGGAACCAATGCTACACTTTCTTGACCACCTAAGTGTGCCATGTTATCATAACTATCTTTTATCTTATACACGTATTCTTCATACTGACCAGTAGAGTAATTGAAAAATACCATTAATGTTGAATACTTTCCATGTCTCAAAGAACTCATTAAATCAACTTCTGAACTAAAAACAACATTTTCAATCAAGAATCTCTGATCTCCAGAAATTTGTGTATTAGCAACTCCTTCTTTATAAGGACCCCATGATTGTGATTGTAATCTTGGCACTTCTTTACCATTCTTTTTTTCTTTGTAAATGAATTTGCCATTTTCAGATACATCACATAGAGCATCAACTGAGAAAAAATTAAATCCTCTATGAGTTTCCCAGAAGAAAAATCCTGCACTGCCTTTAATTTGTTGTGCAGTTTCTGAAGTATTAACACTATTCAATCCTGCATAATCAGTTTTAGATGATACTGATTTTGAGATCAACTTAGCAATGATATCAAATGGTCTCTGCCTACAAGCATTCATCTTAATTTCAAATCTAGATGGTTCTGAATAAAAATCTTTTGTACTTTTTAAAAATTCATCTCCTAAAAGTTTTTTACAAATAGCTTCTGGATTTCCCTCTAATTTTTGTTGAACTCTAACTGCCTCATTTAATAATGCTTCGCTTGAAATTAAACTAAGCATATAAAGTTGTTTCTTATTTTTTACAATTCTTCCAGAAATTTTATATATTTTGAATTTGTATTCTTTTGGTTTCTCACTGAATGTTGTTTTTACTTTAATTTCAATATTTTCTCCACCCTGAATAGGAAATCCGTTCAATAAATTTTTAGAGTCACTAATAATTATTTCAGCAGCCATGAAAGGAGAAAGAAGATTTTCATAGACTGTAAAAGATGCAATCATGTCAGATGTCAATGGCTCTTTCTTAGAACCATCTGCACTAAACAGGACACAAGTTTGAAGTTTTATCTGCGAGGAATATTGTTCTTCTGCCATAATTACTTAGCTGCCAAGGAATATCTGAGTGTGAACGCATTAAGATCAGTGCTTCCAAATGCAGGTCCCATAAATTCACTACCACTGTCTCCAGCACCACTATTATTATTATTGTAGTAGTTATTGATGACAGTTGGAGTCATAAAATTAAATCCGTTTGCTCCAGTTAATGCAGAATTTGTATTCAATATACTTGCTTGTTGATCAGCTGCATTTGTGCTTTTAATAAACTGTTGATAGTTTGGCATCACATAATCAGATGGCATTGTTGAATTAGGACCTTTTTGCCACCAATAATGACCATAGTTTCCTTTCTTGTCAAACATGGGATCTTCAGCAGCAACTCTGTTTTTAAGCAATGCCTGACCCTTAAAGTCTGTTCTTCCTTCCATTCTGTTTAAAGCCTCAACTAAACGTGCCTGACCCTCAGGAGATTGGAGACGTTTTACAATATCATCAACATTTGCATTTGCTTTATATCCCTCAAATTGAACTGGACCTCCATCATATTGACCTGCTTGAACTACATCTGTGACATTATTTGGAAACTTACTAGAAGCAACTCTGTTTAAGATAGCAGCTGCAACTAGATACTGATCATCACCAGGACCTGCTTCGCCAGCAATTGTTTTAGCTATTTGTATATAATCTTCTTGTGATAATCCTGTTAACTCTCCACCACCAGCTCCAATATCTAAAGTGTCACTACCAGCAGTAACACCTGGACGATTTCCTCCATTGTTATTATTGTTTCTTCCAAAATTAAACGGATTTGGTATTCTAATATTTGAGATAATATCTTTCAAGGTGTCAAATATACCAGCAAATGCTGTACCAAAACGACCCCAACCTCCCATTCCTTCATAATACTGCTTCAATCCTTCCGCTTGAACTTTTGCATAATCTGTTCTATTTTGTTTTTGTGCGTTTAAAACACCTTCACCAAATTTGATGAATGTATCATCATTCAATGGTGTAACAATCTCAGGACCTGCTTCACCCATAAGTGCGTTAACTGGTCTCTTACCTGTAAGTAAACCACCTTTTGCCATGGGCATCATGCCTATGTCTCTGGCAAGCAAGAATCCATCAATACCTAAACCTAATCCACCACCAACACCAGTAGCACCAAGTAAACCAGAAGTAATTTCAAGACCAGCTCCTAAGAAATCTCCTTCTAATGCACGTTGAATACCAAAAGCAACACCAGCAAGACCAGCAACAATTGGAATTTTCTTAAGAATAGATTTAGTTCCAGCAGAACCAAACTGCTTAACCATCATTCTAGCTAATGTATTACCTCTTTTAAGTCCTTGTTTTGTTCCTTTCTTAATAAGTTGATCAGTAGCCATATCTGCTACTTTCATACCTGCATCATCTGCAGACGCTAATCTATAAGGAGCAATTTTTGCAGCATCTTCTGGTGAAAGATTTTTTGCTAGTTTTGCCGATTCTCCTAAAGGAGTGGCTCTGACAGTCATAGTCACACCATCAGCACCTATATCACCACCATATTCAGCAAATTTTTTAATAATTGCTTCGTCACTACCCAATCCCTGCAATGCCATCATTTCATCAGCTAATGCTTTGGAAGCAGGACCAGAACCCATTCCCGCTATGAAATCAGGATCTTTAAGAAGAGCATTCAAACCTGCAGTAGCTTGTCCACCTGCAAGAGTCACTCTAGTAGCTTTAGTTGCAGCTGCAGCTGTCTTTACTGGTGTAATTGCTGTTTTTACCTGAGTTGGTCGGATCTTAAATATTTTTGAAACATTTTGAGTAATTTTGCTAACGTTAGGAACAAATTTTGTAGCATTTTGAGCTAAAGTTCTTGCACCAGTGAAAGCTTTTCCAATCTTTGCTTTTGCACCAGATTGTGCTGCCTTTAGTGCTTTTGGAGCTGTAGCACCTTTTGAAGCTCTTCGTAATCCTTGTCCAGATGCAAAATTAAGAGCATCAGTAGCAGATAAACCAAAAGGATTTCTTGAACCACCACCGCCACCTCCCTGAGGTGTGACATTGATCATTCTACGACCTCCACCAGGTCCACCACCGCTACCACGGAATCCACCACCTTCAATTGATCTTTCTTCTCTTCTTCCTGCTAGTCTTGCTTGCTGTCTTTTTATTTCAGTGACTATGACTCGTAAGACTTGGCCATTCATATATGTTGCCCTTGCCATATCACTCTGACCTTGAGCAAGATCACTTATTCCACTACCCATAGTGGATAAAGCACTAGAAACCTGAGATAATCCAGTTTCTACACCACGAAGTCCACCTACTAATGCACTGGATAGTGGTACAGTAGCAGATTGAATTTCGTTAGTTACATTATAATCAAATCCACCACGAAACCTAGTTTTAAAGTTTCCTGTAGGACTGGTGCCAGCACCTGTTGCACCCATTCTACCCCTAGTTCTGGCAATTCTATCTCCACCAAATCTTGAACCAAGGGCTCTCTTAAAAAAATATCCTTTACCTATCCCCGCTTCGTCTAATGATGTTCCACCTTCCTCTGCTTTCTTTTCTGCAAAGGCACGTTCATCCGACGCCATATCAGAAGCTTCTTTAAGACGCCTTCCAATTTGATTCGCAATAATACCAAGGTAATCTTTGTTACCTCTGGTATCCTGATATGCTACGGTTCCTGCTGCCATTACCTTTTTTGTTTTTCTTGTTCTTGTTTAAGTTGATCCAAGTATTGCATTAATAATGAGACATATACTTGTCTCTCAAAAGGCATCATGTTTTCTATTTCACTCAAGCTATATTTATGATGTTGCATCAAAGCGAAGTTGGTTTTATAATACCCCTCCAAAGTATTGTGGAAGAGTGCTATCCGAAAAAACTCTGTAACCCTCTCAGAGTGTAATCAGATTCAACACCAGTATTTGGATTAGTTACTTTAAATGTATGTTCTAATCTAGGGGCTGACTCAAAAAATGCTTGTACCTTCTCTAATTGTTCTTTTGTAAGATTTTC